ATGAATTCAACGCGGTATCAGGATAACCATATGCCGATTGATGAGGCACAGGCCAAGTCCGCATATAAGACGTTCCGAACCAAGTCGGTGAAAATCGTAAACTACATGGTAAAGGAGTTTGAACGGAAGAAAGCCGCACAGGAATACAAGAGGACATCTATCAATAAGACGGGTGTGCTGAATGTGAATGCCTTGCACTCATACAAGTATAACGATGACCTGTTTCTGAAACGTGCTATTGTGCATGATGGTAAGAACCACGGGTTGGTTATGTTGATTGACTGGAGTGCCAGTATGTCTCACATTATTGATGATACCATTCATCAGTTGATGAACCTTATTTGGTTCTGCACGAAGGTGAACATACCTTTTGAAGTGTATGCTTTCAGCAACGGGTATTATGTCACCAATGAAGATGACGATGATCATGCCTTGGGTTCCGTGGTCGAAAAGAGAAACAATGAGGCCTGTTGGAAACACCAGCACGGTGATGTGTATGTGGGTGACAGCAGTATGCGTTTGTTGAACCTGGCTTCGTCCAGACAGAATGCTCGGCAGTTGACCATTTCACTTTTTAATATGTGGTTCTATGGTCATTCGCATTCAGATCCTTATCAGTATCGTGCTGACTTTGGTCCGTATGACCTGGGTTCAACCCCATTAGTCGAAGCGATGATTGCGATGCAGGAAATCATTCCGAAGTTCCGTGCCGCACATAAACTCGACAAGGTGAACTTTATCACCCTGACCGATGGTGAGGCGAATACGTCCTTTGGTTCATATGTCGACCACTATCGTGAGGATGAGCGGAGTGAAACAACCATATACACCAGACGGACCGATATGTTATATCAGGACCCGATGACCCGGAAGACCTATAACATATCAAAAATGAAAGGTGGGCCGGCACTGAATCGTTTTTATGGTCACTGGGCTGAGAAACAGGTACAGTTTCTCCTGACTCTTATGAAAGACAAGTATGGTATCAATACCGTAGGCATCTTTCTAACGCCAGGAACGATTGTTACCAAAAACATACTGGAGAAATACTTAGGTTGGTACAGCCATGAGAGGGCGAGACACCAACGTGCGAGAAAGCAAGTACGGACTGAGGGCTTTGCTACAGTGAAAAGTGCTGGGTATGATGAATATTACATTATACCCACTGGAAGAAACAAACTGTCGGATGACGGCATGGGTGACGTGGATGCTGATATCAGCAAAGCGAAACTTAGAAAGTTATTTGCCACTTCCCAGAAGGGAAAGACTGGCAACCGGTATCTGGCTAACAGAATGATGGACTTAATAGTCTAAACATAAACCCTAACTAGGAAAAACTATGAAAGTTATTAGTATGAATGACCGCAAGGTTGACTTTGTAAATGTCGCACGTGATATGCTCGGCATCCGCTCGACTATCACACGGCCTGAGGCCACGATGGTCAAAGATACACTTGGACTGGCCGGTGTGCCGTCTTGGTTGAAGAAACTCAAGACTGGTGTGCGAGGCGAGTATTGGTTGCCGACACCTGATGGCAAGTATGACATGACCGATGCAGCTGTTCTCACCTCGGCTGCTCAGGAAACTGTGTCGGTCGGTGCGACGACCTTGGCAATGGCACCTCAGGCCTTGAGTGTCTTGGAAGAGCAAGAGTCATATCTGCCCGAGGCGTTTGAAGGATATGTGTCTTGGGGTAACTTCACCACCGTGAAGTCGGTTGTTAAGTCCAGGATGTTTTATCCCATCTTTATCACGGGTATGTCTGGCAACGGTAAGACCCTCATGGTGAAAGAGGTGTGTGCGAAACTCAAACGTGAGTTTGTCCGTACCAACATCACCATCGAGACAGACGAGGACGACCTGATTGGTGGCTTTCGTTTGCAGAATGGTGAGACTGTCTGGCATGATGGTCCTGTCGTGATGGCGATGAAACGTGGTGCAGTCCTTCTGCTTGACGAAATCGACTTGGCGTCCAACAAGGTGATGTGCTTACAGCCTATCCTTGAGGGGTCCAGTGTCTATATCAAGAAGATAGGCAAGTGGGTACATCCGGCACCTGGCTTCACAGTCATTGCTACGGCGAACACCAAGGGCCAGGGGTCTGACGACGGTCGTTTCATCGGCACCAACGTGTTGAATGAGGCGTTCCTCGAAAGGTTCCCGATTACTCTGGAGCAGTCGTATCCGACCAACAAGGTTGAGGAGAAGATTCTCGTCAACGAGTTGGCGAAGATTGACAAGGTGGACGGCGAGTTCGTCGGTAACCTTATCAAGTGGGCGGACGTTATCCGCAAGACGTTTATGGACGGAGGAGTTGATGAGATTATCTCCACCCGCCGTCTGGTACACATCGTAGGTGCCTATGGTATCTTTGATAACAAGTTGAAGTCTATCGAGATGTGCGTGTCACGTTTCGATACGGAGACGAAGGACTCGTTTCTGGACCTCTACACCAAGGTCGACAGTGGTGTAAGTGTCGAGGACATTATGTCACAGCAGAATCAGGACGATGATGTTGATGAGGAAGATGTCCAAAACGACGACGACGATTATTCGTTCTCATAATGTGAACAGGGGGGGCCCTGTGCCCCTCCACTTTTTATAGGAGTTATATATGTCGGTTATTATGCCAACAATAGAGAAGTACGAAGTATGCGAATACACCAACAAGGCTATTCAGTGGTCGAGTCTGTCGAAAGAAGCTTTGACTAAAACTTTGGCCAACCGTAAGTTCAAGGTTGTTGCAGAGTTTGACAACATTGATGCGGCACGGGTGTACATTCAAGAAAACGCTTTGCCGAGAGAAGATAAGCCCTGGGTCTATGAAACAGGTCACCTGATTATTCGTTTTGTGTTCAAGGAGCTTGAACCAGATGCAACTTTACATTGATGGGTTTCGTAGTCAGAATAAGGACTTGGTAAGAGACTTAACAGAGGCATCCTGGTATTATACCTTTATTTTACTCGGTAATAGAATGATGAATTCTGATAGTCTCCTTGTAGATATCCAGTTAGTCAAAGATATGAAAATAAAGACAGAGGCTTATGGGTTCTGTTCTGTTATGGGGACCATGGCTAAACCAAGAGAATTTCAAATCGAACTTGATAGCAGTATGGAACATGAACGTGGGCATCTTTTGACTTGGTTAGCACATGAGTTTGTTCATCTAAAACAATTCTTGAGAAAAGAACTTTATGACTACGACGATAACACAACACAATGGAAAACCAAACGATACAAACTAAACACAATTACATATGATGAAGCACCGTGGGAGAAAGAGGCCTATAAGTTAGAAGGTAAGTTATACAACGCATATATGGAGCAATATTATGAGTGAAAGTGAAGAAACTAAATATAGATGTTACTATACGGCCGAGTGGCCTGTAGACGAGTATGACCGTCCCGGTGGTCTCTACTCACTGGCGGACTTGCCCGTCGTCCAACAAAAGAAGTTGGTAAGACGTGGATTGGTCTTAGCAAGAAACAGAGAAGATACAAAGTATCAGGTGAAAGATATGGACCTTAGTTGTGAAGTTTGGGTCCTGAAAGAAGATGTTACAATAGGCGAAGTTCACAACGGCGATGCCTGGACAGATTGGAGAAAAAAGAAAGGTGAGATTGAATAGTTTGAAATTTTACAAGGCCTTATTGGTTTCTGTTTTGTTTAGCTTGAGTATGTTATACTTGAGCACGGCAAAGGCAGGTGATGTACAGTGGAGCATCAACTTGGGTTGGTTGTTTAGTGTTCCACACAACCCCTATCCACATCATCCCGTTCCGAATCATGGTCATGGTCACGGACATTCTGCATATGTTGACTGTGTAAGTTATTATATGTCACATGGTTGTAATCAGTATGGTTATAACTGTGTACGATACCCGCAGAGTCAATGTGTAAATGGTCGGTTTGTCGGTCCATACGTTATACCGCCCCAATATGACCATCACGGTACTGTCCATGTACATAGTCCAAGCTGTTATCAACCGCACTGGCATGGACATATGTCACACACACATCATACGAATGGGCACCAACAACATTGGCATGGAGATAGGTAGTGAAACGAGAAAAGTAATCTAGTGGGAGTAGCGATCCCATTAGATAGTTGTAAATTGCAATAATAGGAATAAAAGTCCTACACATACAGTAGGCAATATTATAGAGAAAAATCTTACCTAGAGTATTATGTAATGATGAGCCACGGGCCAACTACATAATCAGTGAGTCCTCAAGTGCCCCCTCTCCCGTAAAGATTGGGGGCCTTGCTGCGTCTGCGGTTTGTATAAATAGATAAAACTTTGAGGACATATATATGACTGCAATAATCTCACCTAGAGAGTTTACTGAATCGGCCACGTTACTACGTGGTTTTTTTTTGGCCAAAGGCTTTCAAGAGGTACATACACAAAATAGATTGAGCATCCTGGCCGCCTGCGAAGACCCGGAAACTGTAGCAACTTACAATTATAATGGAGAGGTATGGCCTCTCCCACAAACCGGCCAAATGTGGTTGGAGTATGAGCTTTTACGAAACCCCTCATCGAAGGGGTTTTTTTGTATGAGCACATCTTATAGACAAGAACCAAATATAGTAGAAGGTCGTCACGAAACTATTTTTCCCATGTTTGAGTTCGAGGCACCCGGAACTGTGTCGGATTTGGAGGAACTTGAAAAGGAACTTCTTGAGCACGTTCAGTTCTGTGCAAGAGACCAAGTGGTGGCCAAGGACTACAAGGACTGGGCCGAGACATTTCATGTTGAGGAGTTAGACCACGACCACGAAAGAGATATGTGTCGTAGCTGGGGTGGCCGCCCTTGTATGATAAAGAACTTCCCCAACTATACAAGTCCCTTCTGGAACATGAAACAGAACGGTGACGGAACTGCCGCCAAGATAGATGTTATCATCATGGAACAGGAAACTATAGGTTCAGCTGAAAGGTCGTCAGATAAAGATGAGATGCGAAATATGTTTCATACTATATCTGATGGACTATATGCAAACTTACTTTTTGGACTGTTTGGTAAGAATAGAGTTGAGAAAGAACTAGATGAGTTTCTGGATCACGACTTTATTCCCAGATACGGAGGTGGCATTGGGATGACCCGATTTATACGAGCAAAGCAGATGTATAATGTTAGGGATGTGATAAAAAATATGCACTAAAAAAATACTCCGGGATATGCTAACTTGGTAAAGCAGCCCTACCGTTTATAGGGTGTTGACTATTGCGAAAGCAGTCAAGTGGTTGTTCGAGCCAACCTCCCGGAGCCAAAACTCTATTTAGTATTTTCATTATAAATATTGTATATGAATAATACTGAATTCTTTGGACGTGATGGAACTGTACTCGGAATGGGAGTTGTGGAAGATCGTAATGACCCGAGCAAGATGGGTCGAGTGAAAGTCAGATGGCTTGGATACCACACCGAAGATAAAATAAAAATTCCCACAAAAGATTTACCTTGGTGTCAGTGCATGATGCCTGTAGGTGGTCATTCTATGTCAGGGGTGGGTGAAAGTAATCCCGGCATTGAGACAGGTACTTGGGTAGTTGGGTTCGCCCGTGATGTCGACCTGATGCAAGATTGGATTGTGTTGGGCACTCTTCCTGGTAAGAACGTGCGACCTTCTCAAGGTGAAGATGAGATTCTAAAGGGCGATGGTATCAAGGGGTCCTGGGGTAAGAGTAGAGATACAGATAAAAAAGGTTTCTTTGACCCGACATTTCAAACAGGATCTAATGTTCAGAAACTATATTTGGATGAGTTACCATTCCCGCCTTCAAGAGTTACTTTCGTATCTACCGACGGTGGTTCTATTACTCCCGTTGCAGATTATCTAGAACCTCACGCCAACTGGGGTGATGGTGCAGTCGACCGTATGAAGATGTATGGTGATGAGATAATTTATGGTACAGCTGTTTCATATACTAAAGCAAGACACGCCGCTCTTGATTTACCT